GCGTCTCGCCCGGGCTCGTGCGGTAGCGCAGGCCTAGGGCCGCGGCACGCGCGGCGTCGGCGGCGTTCTCGCGGTCGATTTCCTCGATGTCGTAGCCGGTGGCCTCGACCACTTTGCGCCGCGACGTGATGCCGGCCTCCATCGCCAGCACCTGTGCCTGGATGTCCTTCAGCGGATCGACCCAGTCCCAGCGCGGCGGGATCCACTGCACCGGTCGCACCTCTGCCGGATCGGCCTCCAGCGCGCCCGACAGGACCGCGGTCTCCAGCCAGCGCCGCCAGACTGCCCGGCAGAGCTGGTGCACGATGACGCCATGCTGCAGCTGGCCGATGCGGCGACGGAACTCGACGAGTTCGGCCCGGAGACTCGAGTAGTTCGCTTGCCGGACATCGCCGGTGACGAGGTGATAGGGCAGCCCAAGCGAGGCCGCGACCGAGAGCAGCGTCCGGTACTGGAACGCCTCGTAGCCGCCGCCGACATCCGCCGGGGACGAGAACTTCACGTCTTCGCCGGGCAGCAGCACCTGCATCGTGCCGGGCTCGAGGCTCGCGATGGCCGCGCCGTCGAGATCCGCCTCGGCCTCGCCCATCATGGGCTCTTCCGGCGCGGTCTTGGTGATGAAGCCTGCGAACATCGCCGCGGTCTTCTTCCGGTCGAGTTCGGCATCGTCGTACTGGTCGAGCAGAAACAGACGCACCATCGCCGGCGCGATATGCGGCAGCCCCCGGATCTGGCCCGCGTCGATGGGGCGATAGATGTGCAGCACGTCCGCCGCCGGCACGCGCACCGTCTCCGGGATGACCGCCCCCTGGTCGGTGCTGTCGCCCGGGTGGCGGCGGCGGAAGTGGTAGGCCACGCGGCGCCCGATCCCGTCAAACTCGATCCCGCAGCGGATGCGGTTGCCGTTCGCCGCGGTCTCGGTCTTCTCGAAGGGCAGCATCTCGGACTGCAGCAGTTGCAGCTGGAGCGGGACCAGTAGCCCGTCTTCGACCCGACGCTGGCGCATCCGGACGAAGCACTCGCCCGCCACGAACATCTCGCGCGCGACCATGGCCTGCAGGCCGTAGAAGTCGGTCAACCCATCCGCATCGGCCTCGTCGGTCCAGGCGAGCCAGAGGCGCTGCACCTGGTCTCGAAGTCCGGCGTCTCCGATGAGCGATGAGGGCTTGATGCCATCGCCGACAAGGTTTGCCGCGAAGGCTTCGCAGGCGTTGGCGGCATAGCCGTTCGTCACCACCAGCTCTCGGGACCGCGCCAGGAGCCGCGGGCCTCCGGAGGCGACCAGCGCGTTGATGTTCTCGAGCGGCGGGTTCCAGCCCCGCAGCCGGCGTTTCGCCATCGCACCTTCGAGACGGGCGCGCACGGCAGCGGGACCGCCGGTCGAGCGGCGGCGGAAACGGTCGAAGATGCCCATGGGTTCAGAGAGCCTTCGCGCTCGTCACGCGCACCTGCCGCACGAGCCGACGCCCCTCGGCAATGGCGATCTCGCGATCCAGCGCCTCGATGGCCCGGTCGATCTCGGCGAGACTGCGATAGTCCACGGTCTTGCCGTCATAGCTTACCCGCGCCACCCCCGAGGATCGCTGCGCGGCCAGCGCGTCGCGGCGTGCGCGGAGCTCTGCGGCCGTGGCCATGGATCACCTCATGTAGCTCGAGCGCACCGTGCGTCGGCGCGGCATTGGTCGTGTCGGGACGGATGGCGCCGTTGCCGCACCGGCCTCGGGCCCGTCCGGATTCGCCACCCCAAGCTGAGCCTCCAGATCGGCCCAGCGCGCCTCGGGCCAGCGGTCCGCCCCGAGAATCCACGCCGCCGCGCGGGCATAGACCCTTGTGTCCAGCGCCTCGTTGCGCTCGCGGAGCTTCTGCCATTCGAGCCGCGTGAAGCCACGCTTGCCCTTCACCGTCACCAGCTGCTCGGCGGTCAGCTGCTTGAGCCATTCGCCGTCCGCCCAGTCCGGCAGGTGGATTGTGCCGGGCGGGCACAGCGCACCCGCGGCCTGTTCCTCTCTCGTCGGCCGGTCCTGCCGCAGGAAGCGATAGGTCTCGGCCTTGAAGGTCGAGGTGGCCACGGTCCAGAGCCGCGCGCCGCGCCGGAGCCGCTTGCCCGCGATGGTCGCGTCGACATAGGTGGGGCCGGTCACCGGGCTCGTCCGAGTGAACCCCTCGACGCCCTTCACCGGCGCCACCTGCGCGAAGCCGACCGAGCGCGCCCAGCCATAGACCGCGGCCGTCTCGTAGCCCGTGTCGATGGCGAGCCGCGCGAGGCCGAGTTCGGCGCCGCCGGCATGACGCCAGCTGCGGCCGAGCAGATCAGTCAGCGCCTCCCAGCTCTCCGGGCGCGCAGGGCCGCCCTCGATCACCACATGATCGACGAGCCAGCTTTCCAGCCCGCGGCCCCAGGCCCAGACATCGACCTCGATCCGGTCCTTCTGCACGTCCGCGCCGGCGGTCAGGAACAGCCCACCCGCAGGGACCGTGCCAGCCGGCCAGTCCTCCCGCCGTTCGGCGATGCGCTGCCAGTCCGGCGCCTCGCCCGTCTCGATCCAGGTCTCGCCGAGCGACGTGTTCACGAAGGTCTTCATCGCCTCGTCGCCGCCCGCCTTCGCCGAGAGGAAGCTTTTCACCATCGCCTCGAGCCGGACCCAGGGCGAGTAGATCTCGTTCAGGTGGAACCCGGCGATGCCGGCGAACGGCCTCTTGGCGATCCAGCGGCCTTTGCTTACAGCTGCCCACCGGACCTCGTCGGTCCAGGCGGCGTCGCAATCGGCGCAATGGTACCGCGCGGTCTCGGGCCGATGGCTGCCATCCGGCGCCTTGTCCCACCTCACCTGGCCCCAGGTCAGCACCTGCTCGGTGCCGCAATCCGGGCACGGCACCCGGAACTGCCGCTGGTCGCTTTCCTCGAAGGCCGTCTCGATCCGGCTCGCTCCCCGGATCGTGGGCGTCGAGACCAGCACGATCTTGCGGTTCCAGAAGGTCACCGTCCGCTTCTTCGCGAGGTTCACCGGATCGCCCTCGGCGCCCGCGCTGAACGGGTAGCGGTCCACCTCGTCGCACAGCAGGATCCGGATCGGCCGGCTCGCCAGCCCCGAGGGGGCGTTGGCGCCCACGATGGTCAGATGCCCGCCCGGAAACCGCTTGTGCAGGATCTTGTTGGTGCCGTCCCGCGACTTCGGGTCCGCGATCTTTCCCGCGAGGCAGGGCGTGTCCCGCGCCATCGGCGAGAAGCGGTCCTTCGACCAGGTCTCGGCATCCCGCTCGGTCGGCATCACCACCATGATCGGCGCCGGATCCTGGTCGATGTGGTAGCCCACGGCACAGAGTTGCGTCTCGGTCTTTCCGGTCTGTGCCGACGACATCACCACCACCGTCTCGACCCGGGCATCCGAGATCGCGTCCATGATCCCGCGCTGGTACTCCGCACGCGAGGTGCGCCAGCGCCCCGGTTCCGCGCTTGCCTCGGAACTCAGCCTGCGGTTGGCGTCCGCCCAGTCACTGATCGTCATCTCCGGCGGCGGGGTCAGCACCTTCAGCGCCGCGCGCACCGTCCGGTGCAGCACCGCCGTCCCCGGCAGGGTCAGCACCGATGTCTTCGTTGTCTTCTCGTTCGGGGCGCACATCGCTCTCCGCCAGCTCTTCCAGCGCCTCGCGGATGGCAGCCCTGATCACGTCGCGCACACCGGCCGGGCTCGCCTCCGCATGGACGGCCGGCGCGAGCCGGTCGGGCAGCGCGAGGAGCCGCGTGCGCAGCGCCGCGAGCACCACGATCCAGGCGGCCTCGACGTCCTCGGCCGCGATCACCGCGCCGCGCTTCTCCTCCGCCTCCATCTCCGCGAGATCGGCCCGCGCCCGGATGAACCGCGCGCGTTCCGAGGCGTAGTCCGGCGCGCCCGCCTGCGCCTTCGCCGCCTGGTCGCGGAGATAGCGCACATAGCCGCGCACCGACCCCACGAGGTCGTACTGCCCGCGCGTGGCCTTCGGGATCACGCCCTCCCGGCTCAGCTGCTGCACCCGTCGTTCCGAGAGATCGAGGAGCTTCGCGATCACCGCGATTGGCTGGGCGGGCGATGACATGAAGTGATCCCGGCGCTTCGATCAAAGCCATGAAATTGCGGCGATTGCACTGGATAAGCGAGCCCGGCGGAGCGAAGCTCAATCCAACGAAACGACGCACCAAAAGGAGACACCCCGATGACAACCGCCCGCCTGAACCCGATCACCACCCCGCGCCACGAACTCCGCGCCGAGAAGGCCCGACGCAATCGCGAAGCCGCGCTCTCGGCCTTTACGGCCAAGAAAGCCGAGATCGACGAGATGCTCGCGCGCTTGGCACGCCTCAGCGACGACCAATTCAACTGCGCGCCCGACGAGGTCGGCTGGGCCATGGTCGGCACCCTTGAACACTACGCCAGCCTGCTGAAGCGCATCACCGACAGTGCCTTTGGCGAGGGCGAGTACGCCCGCTGATCTCCGGCCCAGCCGGAACTCCCGCCGCGCCAACGCGCGGCTCGGGGTCGTAGAAGGCGCCGCATGTCGCGGGCCTCGAACACGGAGACCCCAGATGACCAAGCTTTCCGACACGCAACTCGTGATCCTCTGCGCCGCCGCGCAGCGCGAAGACCGCAACGTCCTGCCGCTCCCCGGCTCGCTCCGCGGCGGCGCCGCCGCCAAGGTGGTCGGCGCGCTGCTCTCCCGCGGCCTGATCGCCGAGACCGCGACCGACCAGTTCGCGAAGGCCGATACCGCGCTCAACCGCATCTGGCGCAACGACGAGGACGGACGCGCCATCCTCGTGCACATCACCGATGCGGGCCTTGCCGCCATCGGCGTTGAGCCGGAGGGCGGCGACAGCGCGCCCACGAGCGCTGACGCAGCATCGAGCGCGGAGGCCTCGCAGGACGCTCCCGCCGACGCCGCGCCCAAGGCGCGCACACCGCGCACGGGCACGAAGCAGGCGAAGCTGATCGAGATGCTCCGCGCCGAGGGCGGCGCGACCATCGATGAGATCGTGGCGGCCCTCGACTGGCAAGCTCACACGGCTAGGGGCGCCATGTCCGGCGCGCTGAAAAAGAAGCTCGGCCTGACCATCACCTCCGAAAAGGTCGAGGGAAGGGGGCGCTGCTACCGCATCGAGGACGCCTCTTGATGCCGCGTTTCAGGGTCAAGATCACCCGTGCCGTCACCGAAAGCACCTGCGTGACCGTCGAGGCCCTGTCCCCGGAGGCGGCGCAAGCCGCCGCCTTCGAGGCACTGGCCGAAATGGAGAACTCCGTCTGGACCCTTGATGAGGGTTCGTGGAATGCAGGCCATGCCTACGTCACCGCGGTCGAGACCACCGACGTGTGATGCCTCGCGCTATCGCCAACGCTCGAACAGCCGCCGCAA